TGGCGTGATGTTGTGTTTTCGTTACATACCCACTGTATAATTAGTCCGCCGAAGAAACTCCCCAGGCAGACATAGCCATTTTGTGCGATGTTGTACTTCACCCCGGATGCCGTCAGTACCATCTTGAGCAGCTGACCAAACCAGCTGCCTGTTTCAAGCGCTGTAATTGCTGTGATGGCCGTGGTGAGAGCCAGCTTCTTGATGATGTCATTGCCAAAATCAGCAATCTTCTCAAACAACTTGAACCGGGTTTCATGAGCCGTGTCGGAAGCGTTGTGAGTGGAAATCATCTCTTCCACATCGCTCTTATGCGTGTAGACGATAGATTTGTCAATCTGCACAGAGATATTGGCAGAAGAGCTGACTACCAGATTGACGACCAGACGGTTTTCATCGGATGGAGTATCCTTGCTCGGAATGTAATCGTAGTTGTTGCCGGCATTGGAGTAGGCATACAGAGCTTCGGATCCGTTATCGAGTTTAGCAAAGATGCCGATTTCCCTGGAAACAAATCCTTCTTCCAGTTCCGTGTTGGACGTGTCGAACGTAAGCACCAGCTTTTCTTCGTTGCTGTCATCTACGCTGACAATCGGCAATGTCATCTTCGGAGATTTCAAATCCGTGAATTTAGAGATATCATCCGTATCTGTGAGAACTCCAGAACCGAGTTTCCCGCAAGTAAAAGTTAACGTATGAGAATTTTGAGCCTGGACAAGCATTTGCGTGCCCTGAGATGTAAAGGTTAGATTTGCAAATTTAGCCATGGTCTATTGCCCCCCCGAAATTTTAATGAGCTTGTAATTATGAACGACTGCGCCAGCAATATAGCGTGGTGAATCATCAACATTGATGCTGTACTTTACAGACATATCAACAAGATTTTTCCGGTAACACTGCACAGTTCCGGCTCCATGATATTCAAGGTCTGCCTTGGTGATGGTCACCAGCTTATACCCGATGTGAGCAGGTATGTATGTGCTGATGGCAGTACGCAACTTTTCATAGTCCGTAATCTGGCCACCGTGATAAAGCACTTCAATCCGGTACTCACGGGGATAGCTGATGATGTATCCCTGCTGGTCCGCAATGTATCCGTTAATCAGGTTCGTCAGGAAAACTTCCGTCACGCTGCCTGGATTTTGAAGCTTGGCAATTATCGTGCTGCGCCGTACACTATCGCTGAGCGTTTTATCTGTAGAAATGCCGCACAGCTCTTCCCAACGATCAAGGCCCCAGGTAGCAGACTTTACATAGAACTGGTCCAGCACATCCTGCAAATCAATCCGGATGGTGTCGTGTTCTTTACTGTCCGCATCATTCGTGGCCTTGAACTGCTGACTATGGGCAAGAAACGCCGGCAGGTATTGCAGAATATCTACAATGCTTTGCCGCATCCAATTATGATCACTCATGTCAGCGTCACCGTCCCAACAACAGGCAGATTATCTACAGCGCAAACGATATTTTCAGTACCGCTATTAATCGTCAGATCATCATAATCGTTTACCCCGGTCGTATCGGAGTTGTCCAGGATAATACGCCCAATCTGAGCATAAGAAATGGTCACCGTGTCGGTTGATTTCTGAGTGGTGTAGTTTGTACCGAACACGCTGGCCTTGAAATATTTCGTTAATGCAGTTTTGATGGCATCCGCATTTCCCGTCCCGTTAGTAACCTTGAGAGACACGTTGACCGTTTTAAGCGTAGGCGCTGTTACGGTCACAGTCGCCCCGATCGGCGCGTTCTCCGCTATAGTATCCCGCACGGATTGCAGAAGCTCTTCACTAGGCGTATCTTTATTGGCATCGACAACAATTACTTTCACGGTACCATTGCCGTTCCAGAGTGGCAACACTTTAACAGCCCCGACGCCGCTGACAGACGTGGACCACTCAATATAATGGTACACATTGCCGGATGTGGCTGGCTGTCTCACAGCAAATAACAGTCGTTCCAGCAGCGCCCCGTCGGTTTCTTCTTCATACCCGTTATAGGCGGCTGCCTCGTTCGTGACTTTTGAAACGCCATAAATGCTGACGGGGATAACCGTAATGGTCCCCGCTGCCACATTGCCGCCCGCTCCGGTACTTTGCGCCGTGGCCTTTACAGTACCCGTGCCCTTGTCGTCCAGCTTCACTGTCTCATCGGTGGCAAAGTTCGTGCCGCTGCCCGTTGCGAATAATGAGCCAGCCGGAACGGTTACGCCAGCGGTTCCGGTAATGGATAGCGTAACCACTGCCGGTGTTGCAGCTCTTCTGGACAATCCTGCCAGTTCATCCGCCAGCCTGTCCAGGTAGATGCCCCAGCTTGTCTGTGGGAAGGCGGCGTCCATCATCAAGTCCATTTCAGCGTAGGCCTTTTCAAATTCTTTCGCATTGGCTGCCAGGGTATCAAAGGAAAACGTGCCTTCCACAGCGCTTACGTCCGTCCCCTTGAACTCTGCATAATACTTTTTCAGCCGTTCCAGGATAACGGACCTTGTTTCTGCTTCAAACATCTTTACACCTCGATTCCCATTTTAACCTCACCATAAACAGTTTCCAGGTGAATCACCATTGTAATTTTCTTGTGTTCCTGGGTGACCTGCAATGCCGTAACATCCGTAATGTATGGGTTGACCATGAGCCCTTCCTTTACATAACGGAAAAGCTCAGAACTCCGCTGCCCATCATTGGGGCCTGTACCGATAAACTTTTCAAGCTCGATGCCATAGTCATCAAAGTATGCAAGATACCGATACCGTTCGCATCGGAGTACATGCAGCACCCAGACCTTGATAGCCTCTTTCCCGGTAACAATCTCATGGGACCCGTCACGCCTGTAGATGAAATCATCCTTTGCAAAGTCCCAAGCAAATTCAGTGAACGTAGGAAGGCTCTGGCTTGCCGTTTCCGATGTAGATGGGCCTACCACAAATGGGTTACTCATTGCCATCAAGCCTCCTTAGTTTCATTCCCACGATATACTGCTTTGTGGTCTTGTTATCATCGCCCGTGACAGGAAGCAAAAGGACCTTATCGCCAGCTTTCCATGTATCGGTCAGCTGCTCATCGTTGTCAATCGGGTGGTTGTGGGACTCATAAGCAGCATCCCCAGAGCCGCCAGCACGGTTTGCTGTTGAGCCGACCATATGGCGCGTGTGCCCTGGTATCCAGTAGTCATCAATCCACAAATGCTTCTTATCCAAAATGTATCCATTGTATCGGATCTGAATCTCCGGAGGCGGGCTGACGATGACGCCGATGCCGGCAGTCGGCTGCAATGCAGCTCTCTCTGCCAGCTTCCGGTTTAGATCCACAAGCCCTTTATATGGATTGTCTGTTTTCTTCATTCATCGTCACCCCCTGGATGCTTTAATGACTTTCGTGACCGGCATCCCCATTTCCGTGTAGTCGCTGCCATGAACAGTGACATTGCGGCTTGAGCTATTGCCGTAATAGCCGCCCTGGCCATCATAGATAACAACGTGGTCATCATCACCATAGACAATGACATCGCCCTTCTGTAGGTCACTGGTATCATACGACAACAGGCCAGCCGCATCCGCATCGGCTACCATCGTAGGACAATAGACAACACCATTGTTGGCTTCCTGCGCAAGGAATGGGCTATAATAGCTGCCGCACTTGCCAACAAATTCAGCGCAGCCTTCGCGCCCGTTGTCCATCGTCTGGCCGCCCCAGGCATCCCAACCGGCAGAGATGCCAGCATCGACATCAGCAGAGCCATTGGAAATGCCCTCCTTATTCTTCATGCGGTCTTTCGAGCTGTTGAATACTGGTGTTGCATAGTCTACCTGTTCAATCTCCGGCTGTTCTGGCTGATCCGGAACATATTCAAGCGTCAAATCCATTGTATGGACGTTATTTTCGAAATTATGGGTATCGCTTTTGATATAGAACGTACCCGTCAGCTGCTCTTCCTGCACTTTGATGCTGTACCCGGTGATGCACTGGACATTGCCCAGTCCCTTCATGCTCGACTCATCTTTCAGCCGTGCCAGCTGAGCTTTGGCAGCGGTAACGTTATCCACGGTTTCATCCGGTTTAGGAGGCTGCATCTTGTAGATTTTCTGAATCATGCCGTAGTGTGTCACGTCGTCATTGATGGTGAACATCTGGCAAATGGTCCCGTTGTCATCAACCGCTTTAATCCGGTTGACCATATTCTCGATGCTTTCGGAATGTTCCGTGCTGAATGTATTGGTATCAGCCGTTGCAACATACCCGTCAACCAGTTCGCCTTTCTTGATAACATTGACCTGGCCATTGATGCATACGGGCAAATAATAGGTGTCCTTCTTGGCAGCCTTATCAGCGGTTTGCTGGATGTCGAGAAGTGCCCGCAGTACTTCCGTCCCGCTCTTGTCATCCGCTATATAGTCAACGGATGCATCAAGCCCATCCGGAAGTGTCCCAACGGGGATGCCAATCTCTTTGCACACCTGCTGGATGCCAGCCGCCACCGTTCCGGTGATGACTGCCCTGATGTTGCTCTTGGCCAGATAAATCATGTCATCAAAGCAGGAAAAATCGAATGTATAGGAATCCGTCACTCGTTTCCGGTAGAAGATGCGTCCCTGGAAGATTTCAATCTCCGGGTCCGTATCCTTTTCCCGGTAGAACAAGTAGATGAAGCCACCGATTTTCAAATCAAGCGGCACGAATGTCTTATCCTTGTCAGGCGTATTGTATGCGATGGAAAATTCCAACTTGCGGGCGGCCTGCTGACTGTCCCCGGACCATGCCATTTTCTGCACATAGTTCGTGATATCAAAGTTGTTTTTCGGCTCAGGCCCCTTGCTGTCCTTGCGGGCCTTTGTCTCTTTTTCCGTTTCAGGCGGGTCACTATAGCGAATACTTAACATATCTCTATCCCTCCTAGAACTTATACAGGCTCTTGCCGCCCGTCCGGACCGCATTAGCAACGGTCGTGAGTACCGTGCCGGCAGGGATGCCACCGGACTTCACCATACTCTTATACAGGCCAATAGCACGCTTGCCTTGATTGACAATGCTGGTGGTCTGCTGAAAGGCCTTCTGCGCGTTATCCAGCGCGTGCATGGTCCCCAGACAGGTAGTCTCCTTGCTTGCGCCGGTCTCAGCAACACGGCTCTTTAACCCCGTCGTATCACTCAGCACATCAGCCTGGGGCATGATGTAGCGGTATTCTTTCAGGGTCAGGCTGAAATACACGTCGCCGCTGCCATCTTTTTCTTTATAGACAAACTCATCAATCGTGACTGGCAGGCTGACATCTGTCCCCGTGATGCTGATGCGGCACGGTTGCCCGCTTTCAGCCATCTGCTTGACCTTGCCTACCAGCTCATACGGGCTGCCGGCCATTACTGTTTGTAGGAAGTTGTAATCCTGGGCAGGAAAGAACGATGAAAATTTCATCGTGGCCAGGCCACGTTTCCCGATCATATTGATTTCGCCCAAATTGTTGATGTTGACCGTGCTGTTATTGTACGGATTCACCAC